CATCCGTAAATAGTTGCGGTCTTGTGTCATTGCTCAGTGTCCTTTCAATGTAATGATGATGGCTGTGATCGACAGCAACAGCACGGCAACAAAGCCGGCTGTTGCGATAATGTGGCCTATCACGCTGCTAACTCTGCCGTTATGATTTTCTCTGCGACGGCAACGCTGTAGCGGATATACTCTGGCTTCATAAGTTCGACACCCATGCGCTCTTGCATCGACAGCAACCACTCGCCGTAGATGTAGATGCCATTGTTATCGCCAGCAGCGACATCGCGCATATACCAGCTAAAGGTGTGCGCTAGTTCGGCAGCGTCAGTCTTGGATATTGTTGTGTCGTTAGTCATGGTTCTCACTCCAGTTGAAAATGGCCTGCGTGACGAGCTGCGCCACGCAGAGTAGGTTTAAATGCGAAGGGCTGTGCCGTAATCGAAATCGGCTGGTATTTCGATGCGCTCAGGATGTCCGCCCTCTGGCTTATAGCTGTAAGCGCCAGCGTCATACTGCTTCATCAGACGTTCTGGCGACATGGGGTAAGATGCTGGCAATGTGCCGTCGCGCTTAATCCAAGCCGACAGCATCCGGTCAGCGTCGTTGAAATAGACCCAGCCGTCTGCGCGCTGCGCCCAAAAGATGCGCTGCCCTTCGGCAGTATATTGGCGGCCAGTGTTGAAGCCGCCGGTGGCGATGATGTCGGTGTCGGTGTTAGTCATGGTTGGTTGCTCCTGTTGGTTGATTAGTAGCTGATTGCTGCGCGGTCAGCGCGGGCTTGTGCGATATAGCCAGTGAACAGCGCGGCCTGTTCGCGCAGGTGCGCGGCCATGCCGTTGTCGGTGCAAGCCTTGATGCTGGCATCGTATTGTGCGCGTGTTGCGGTCAGCGCGTCTATCTGCGCGTCAAAGGCTTTGATTGCGGGGTTGCGGTTAGTCATTGGTTGGTTGCTCCTGTGCTTGTATTGAGTCTCAAGTTTATCAAGTTTGAGGGTATTTAAAAGACACTATTTTGCATCGCCATGTCGATTTTCTGATTTGCAGCAAATTATGTTGCATTTCTGCACTACCCTCTAAAACCGATTTTAAGCCTCATACAGCACGATTTGGGTTTGAGGGTAGGTCAGTATGGAAAGTGGTCGAGTCTGAAAAGGTTCTGGTTCTGTTCTGTTTCTGTTCCATTGCTGCAAATGACGTCCAAATGACCACCAAATGACGTCCCAAATGACAACCGGTTAGAGCGTAAATAAATCTGTGGATAACTTACACAAAATGGACGTCATCGGACGTCATTAGGGACGTCATTATTCAACAGCAAATGACGTCCGAATTACTGGCAGAAATGCGCGGTTTGTAATCCTTAATTGTCATATTGCCATTATATTTGTTTAAAGTCAGGTTTTAAAAAATGGGTATATATAGGATGCTGAAACGTGCTTTTACGAGCGGTTGCCGTTTGCAAAAAAATGACGTCTGTTAGTCGACTAATACAGTTTGAGGGCAAGCCCTAATGACCCGCGCTTTACGTAGACGTAAAGTGTTTACGGGTGACTTGTAAACGCATGGCAATATGACGTCCTAATAAAATGTTGCAGTGCAACATGGCCAAATGGCAATGGGCCAACGCAGCTAGCTAGCAATGTGTTATTGCGAACCGCTCGCACTAGCCACAAGCAAAGGCCATTTCTAATCCCAGCGCGCTAAACGCAGCGTGCAAACTACGCGCGCCAACGCAGCGCAGCAAAGCCAGCGCAATCCGCGCTAGCTATGCTGCAATCCGTTTCTGGCAATTTGCCAGAGGGGGGTGGGTAGGGCCGTGGCCGCGGTGCGCGCGCGCGGGAGGGATCGCAAACAATTTTTATTTTTTTATTATTTGTAGATGCAAAAAAGCCACCCGCATCAAAGCCTGTTGCGTATCTGCATCCTTTGGATTATTGTACGACCAATGACTTTCTACTCACTGCCATTTACACCAGAGCGGGTGCAAGCCACCGAGTCGCGGCTGGAGTCTATCTATGAAGCTGCGCGCTACGGGCTAAAGGGTGACAGCCTCGCTATGGCCGCTGGCATGACACCGCGGCAGTTCCGCGTGTTAGCCGACGCTGACCCACTGGTCGAGATGGCTGAGATCAAGGGCAGGGCTGATGGCGAGATGACTGCGGCCAAGACCATGTACGAAGCAGCACGCGATGGCGACGCTAAGGCAGCACTCGACATACTGAAGCACAACCACGGCTGGGTAGCCAAGCAGCAGATCGACGTAAACATCGACCAACAGATAAGTATCACAGGCGCGCTGGAAAAAGCACAGACGCGCGTCATCGAAGGGCTGTACACAGAACTGCCCCGACTAGAGGACAACACATACCATGCAAGCACCGATATATTCAGCCCAAGACGAGATGGAGTTGATGGCAAGGTTGTGGTCGCCGACGCTGAAGGATGACCCACTAGCGTTCGTACTGTACACATTCCCGTGGGGGCAGGCTGGCACGCCGCTGGAACACTTCCCCGGCCCGCGTAAATGGCAACGTCAGATACTAGCTGACCTGCGTGACCACATCAAAGCAAACAACGGTAAGGTTGACTTTGACACCGCGCGCATGGCGACAGCGTCAGGACGCGGTATCGGCAAGTCAGCCTTAGTGTCATGGCTAACGATATGGATGCTATCCAGCAGGATCGGATCGACCACCATCGTGTCGGCAAACTCCGAGGCGCAGTTGCGGTCAGTCACATGGGCAGAAATTACTAAGTGGCTGGCGATGTCGCTCAACAGTCACTGGTTTGAGATAGCTGCCACACGCATCATGCCAGCCAAGTGGCTGACGGAACTGGTCGAGCGTGACCTTAAGAAAGGTACGCGCTACTGGTCAGTCGAAGGCCGGCTGTGGTCCGAAGAGAACCCAGACGCCTACGCTGGTGTCCACAACTTCGACGGTGTGATGCTCATATTCGACGAAGCCAGCGGTATACCCGACAGCATCTGGTCGGTGAGTGACGGGTTCTTCACAGAGAATACGCCGCATCGGTTCCATTTGGCGTTTTCCAACCCGCGGCGCAACACAGGCTATTTTTACGAAACGTTCCACAGCAAGCGGGCGTTCTGGTCAACACGCGTCATCGACGCACGCGATGTAGAGGGTACAGATAAAAACCTGTACCAGCGCATTATAGATGAGTACGGGCCAGACAGCTACCAAGCCAGTGTCGAAGTGTACGGCGCGTTCCCGTCAGAAGGCGACGATCAGTTCATCGGCAGCAATCTGGTCGATGATGCCATGAAGCGGCCAGCAGCCAAGGACAGCAGCGCGCCCATCGTCATAGGTGTAGACCCGGCACGGTTCGGGGCTGACGCTACGGTCATCGCCATACGGCAGGGCCGTGACATCCTAGAGTTGCGGAGACACCGCGGCGCGGACACGATGGAAGTGGCAGGATACGTCATCGACGCCATAGAGCAGTTCCAGCCGGCGCTGGTCTGCATCGACGAAGGCGGGCTAGGCGCAGGCGTCGTGGATAGGCTGAAGGAGCAGCGGTACAAAATACGCGGCGTGAACTTTGGCAACAAGGCTAAAAACCAGACGATGTGGGGCAACAAGCGCGCAGAGATGTGGGGTGCCATGCGTGACTGGCTCAGGACGGGCCACATCCCGACAGACAGGTTCCTGAAGACAGACCTCATCAGCCCCAAGACTAAGCCTGACAGCAGGGGTACGCTGTTCCTAGAAAGCAAGAAAGATATGAAGTCACGCGGGCTGGCCTCGCCAGACGCAGCGGACGCCATAGCGGTCACGTTCGCATTTCCTGTAGCATCTACTGATCCGCGTCTGACACGCGTTGACAAGCATCGCACAAGAGGCTATTCTCCCGCAGGAATTTCTACATCATGGATGGGGTCTTGACCATGGCAGCCAAAAAGGGTCTGTACGCTAACATCAACGCCAAGCGCGAACGCATCGCTGCCGGTTCAGGCGAGAAAATGCGTAAGGTAGGCGCCAAGGGCGCCCCTACAGCTAAAGATTTCAAAGAAAGCGCCAAGACGGCCAAGCCAACTAAGAAGGGTAAGTAAATGCCAGCCAACAAATATACGCGCAGCCTGTACAAAACCGGTACTGTAGCATCTGAGAAAGCTGCGATTGCTAACCGCGACCCAGCCCGCAAGGCAGCCGCTGAAAAGATTACGAAGCGCGAAGGCACGACAAGCCCCGCCGGCGCTCGCTCAGCACTATTGCGAATGGCACCACCAAGCAAGCCAGCTAAAACGCCAACAGTTAAAATGCCTGCTAAACCGTTAACAGCCAAACCGACTAAGAAAGGTAAGTAACATGAAATACCCTCCCGGATATAGAGGCCCTACATTACCTTCAGCGCCAGTGCGCGGTGGAGTAAGAAGAGGTGCAGACATTGGCCCCCGCATCAAAACAGGCTTGGGAGTTACTAGTGGCCCTAAGCCAAGCTCTGTCCCTCGCATCAAAACAGGCTTGGGAGCTATTAGTGGCCCTAAGCCAAGCCCTATCCCTCGTGTCAAAACAGGCTTGGGAGCTATTGGTGGCCCTAAGCCAAGCTCTGTCCCTCGCATCAAAACAGGCTTGGGAGCTATTGGTGGCCCTAAGCCAAGTGTCCGCGGCCCGCAAATTATCCGCACTACTACAAACATGAAGTCATCGCCAATGGGTAAAAAGCGTTAATCATGCCTCTTAGTAAGTCACCCAGCAAAGCTGCGTTCCGCAAGAACATCAAAGCGGAAGTAAATGCGGGTAAACCTGTGAAACAAGCCGTCGCCATCGCATATAGCGTGAAGCGCGCCGCCAGCAAAGGCAAGAAATAATTTATGGCCGACCCCACAGGCATTGAAGCGGCAGGCAAAGTCGCCAACGTAGGATCGAACGCGCCTAAGACAACGCGCGACGATCACGATAAGATGGCTACTATGCGTAGCCGTCTTACGATGACGCAGGCTGCGTATTCAGATAGCCGTGAGGACGAACTAGACGATCTACGCTTTATGGCTGGCAGCCCTGACAACCAGTGGCAGTGGCCGGCTGACGTGTTGTCAACACGCGGCAGCGTGCAAGGACAGGCTATCAACGCACGTCCATGCCTGACAATCAACAAGCTGCCACAGCACGTCCGTCAGGTAACAAACGAGCAGCGACAGAACCGGCCAAACGGTAAAGTAATACCCGCGGATGACAACGCTGACGTACAGGTAGCCGAGATATTTAACGGTGTGGTGCGCCACATTGAGTATATGTCAGATGCCGACGTTGCGTATGACACAGCCTGCGACAACCAAGTCACTTACGGCGAAGGTTACATCCGTCTGCTGACTGAGTATTGCAACGACGATACGTTTGACCAAGACATCAAGATTGGCCGCGTCCGTAACTCATTTAGTGTTTACATGGACCCCACTATCCAAGACCCATGCGGCTCAGATGCCGAATACTGCTTTATCACTGAAGATATACTAAAGTCAGAATATGAGCGTTTGTTTCCTGACGCATCGCCAATTAGCACATTATATAGCCAAGGCGTCGGTGATCAGGGCATTTCGTCGTGGCTACAAGAAGATACAATCCGCATCGCGGAGTATTTTTACAACGTCTACGACTCCGAAACGCTGCATCTGTACCCAAATAACCAGACTGCCAAGGCTAACTCGCCGGAAGACAAAGAACTTAAAAACATGTACGGCAAACCGCTTCGCACACGCAAAGTGGACCGAAAAAAAGTCATGTGGATGAAGACCAATGGCTATGACATTCTTGACGAGCGCGAATGGTCAGGCAAATATATTCCTGTCGTGCGCGTAATCGGCAACGAATGGGAAGTTGACGGACAGATATACATCTCTGGTCTTGTGCGTAACGCCAAAGACGCCCAGCGTATGTACAACTACTGGACCAGCCAAGAGGCAGAAATGCTTGCATTGGCGCCTAAAGCGCCATTTATCGGTTATGGCGGCCAATTTGAAGGCTACGAAAACCAGTGGAAGACTGCCAACACGACCAACTGGCCGTATTTGGAAGTCAACCCAGACGTTACAGACGGCGCTGGAGGCGTTCTCCCGCTGCCTATGCGCGCACAGCCACCGCTGCCCCAAACAGGTCTGATACAGGCTAAAATGGGCGCTGGAGAGGACATCAAGGCCACAACCGGCCAGTACGATGCGTCGTTGGGCGAGCAAGGCAACGAACGGTCTGCAAAAGCTATCGTCGCACGCGAAAAGCAGGGCGATGTCGGCACGTATCACTACGTTGACAACCTTGCGCGGGCAATTCGCTACATCACGCGCCAAATCGTCGATATGATCCCTAAAATCTACGACACGCAACGCATCGCACGCATCATTGGTGCTGATGGCGAAGTTAGCATGGTCAAAATGGACCCGTCGCAGGAAGAAGCTGTTACGGAAGTGCGTGACGAAACCGGCGCGTTGATTGAAAAGATTTACAACCCCGGCATTGGTACATATGACGTTATGGTCACTACTGGCCCCGGCTACATGACCAAGCGTCAAGAAGCACTCGACGCCATGAGCCAGATTTTGCAGTCTAACCCAGAACTTTGGTCTGTTGCCGGTGATTTGTTTGTCAAGAACATGGATTGGCCCGGCGCGCAGGAAATGGCGGAACGGTTTAAGAAAATCCTTGATCCCAAGGTACTGGCTACCGACGAAGAGTCGCCTGAAATGGCTGCTGCACAAGAGCAAATGGAAGTTATGGCGCAAGAACTGAACCGCATGGTCGATATTATTGAAGGCGTGCAGGCAGACGTTGCGAAGCGTGAAGTAGACATCAAGGAATACAAGGCACAGGTAGACGCCTACGATGCAGAAACAAAACGCATCAGCGCCATGCAAGCGGGGATGACAGAAGAGCAAATTCAGGATATTGTCATGGGGACGATTGCAGGCGCATTGGATACAGGTGATTTGATTAGCGGATCACCAGAAATGCGTGAGCAACCTCAAATGATTGAAGAAATGCGTGAGCAACCTGAAATGACCGAAGAAATGCCTCCGCAGCAACCAATGCAAGATACGGGCGGTATGCCTGAGATGCCACCTGAAGGAATGATGTAATGACCGTAAGCCTTAAACATACCTTTCAGTCTGCTAAAGTTGATAGCGCCGACGCAACGATTGTCCAGCCATCCAACTGGAACCAAGAACACGTATTGACAGCGGCTGCGGGTAAAGTTCTTGGCCGAGATACGTCAGGCGCAGGCGCGGTGCAAGAGTTGCCTATTTCCGTTACGTCTGCGGGCGATGTTACTATACCTAACAACTTTGCCGTCACAGGCACTACGACGCTTACCACCGCACTTGGTGTTGCGTCGGGCGGCACCGGCGTAGCCACACTTACAGCTAACAACGTCCTGATCGGGAATGGTACGTCTGCTGTTTCGACTGTTGCGCCCGGCGCATCAGGTAACGTACTTGTCAGCAACGGTACATCGTGGGCGTCTTCAGCGGCAGCAGTGGCCTACCCGCAAAACATCCAATCAGCAAACTACACGCTGGTTATTAGTGACGCAGGCAAGCAGATATTTCACCCTGTGGCCGACACCACTCCACGCAAATACACTATCCCATCAAACGCCAGCGTCGCGTTTCCTATCGGCACGGTAGTATTGTTTACAGTAGAAAACAGCGGTACGTTTGTAACCGTAGCAATAAACAGTGATACACTTGTTTTTGGTGCGGGAACAACAGGGACGCTTGCAGTCGCCGCAAATAACACGCTCATGTGCATTAAAGTTACCGCAACCAAATGGATGGCAAACTATTTATACCAAACAGGCAGCGCGGCGGCGTCTGACTCTATTGCCGTAGCGCACAACACAACACCCTTTGTTTCTGCCTACCCGTTTAACGTCAGTACTGGTTTTGGTATTAAATATACCGACCCAGCTACACTGCCTACTGGCACCAGCTACGGCGTAGCCTTTAGTCTTGCTGGCGATGCTATTGCCGTAGCGCACGACACAACTCCTTTCGTCACTGCTTATCCTTGGAGCGGTTTAAGTTTTGGCACTAAATATACCAACCCAGCTACACTGCCTACTGGCCTTGGCTTTGAGGTAGCTTTTAGTGCTGCTAGTGACGCCATCGCTGTAGCGCACGACGTATCACCACGCATTTCTGCTTACCCTTTTAACGCCAGCACTGGCTTTGGTACCAAGTATACCAACCCAGCTACGGTGCCTACAGGCGCTGGCACTGGCGTAGCTTTCAGCCCCGCAGGGAATGCTATCGCCGTAGCGCACGACACATCACCCTTTGTCTCTGCCTACCCGTTTAACGTTAGCACTGGCTTTGGCACTAAATATACCAACCCAGCTACGCTGCCTACGGGCCAAGGCACAAATGTAGCTTTTAGTCCTGCGAGCGACGCCATAGCTGTATCGCACCTCGTATCACCTTTTGTTTCTGTATACCCGTGGAGTGTTGGTTCTGGCTTTGGTACTAAATACGCTAACCCAGCTACGCTGCCTGCTGGCATTTGCAACGGCGTAGCGTTCAGTCCTGCTGGCAATGTCATCGCCGTAGCGCACAACACAACACCTTTTATTTCTGCATACCCGTGGAGCGGTTCAAGTTTTGGCACTAAATACACTAACCCAGCTACACTGCCTGCTAGCGACGCCAACAACATAGCGTTCAGCCGCGGTGGTGATGCCATTGCCGTAGCGCACAACTTAACACCTTTTGTCACCGCATACCCGTGGAGTGTTGGTTCTGGCTTTGGCACTAAATATACCAACCCAGCTACACTGCCTGCTGGCACTGGCAACGGCATAGCGTTTGGCATTTTTTAAACAGGACATTATATGATCTACACACAACTCAGCGATGAATACAAATACGACACACTCGCGGATGCGATGTATGCGCGTGAGGTTGAGTATTTTCATTACGACTTTGACCGTAAGAACTTTGAGCATCTGCTGGCAAACGCTACAGACAACGAGTTTGCGGCCAGCGTAGCAGAAAGACTTAACGACACCTGCAAGCAAATGGGCAATGTGGGCGCCATCATGACGGCGCTGAAAGCACAGATTGAAGACGAACAAGCATATGCAGACGCCGTCGTGCGTGTAACCGCCAAGCGGGAAGCAAAGGAAGCAGAATAATGTGGTATGTCCAAGCCCAAGGCGACACCTTCATACGCCACATCTTTGATGTCGAGCCGACGCAGTGGGACGCGGATAACTATTGCTATGCCCGCCGTTTGACTGACGAGCAAGTAACGCACTTTGGTGTTCACAAGAAGCAGATCGTCACGCCGCCATATCACGATGCAGCCACACAGAGCCTTGAAGAAGGCCCAGCGTTGCTAATCGACGGCGTTTGGACACAGAACTACATTGTGACGGACCTTAGCGCAGATGAGTCAGCCGCAAAGGTCGGCGCGCAATGGAATGTCATTCGCGCTGAACGTAACAAGCTGCTGGTTGCTTCGGATTGGACGCAACTACCTGACGCGCCTGTAGACGCTGCTGCGTGGGCTACATACCGTCAAGCCTTACGCGACGTAACGACCCAAGCTAACCCGTTTGCTATCGTCTGGCCCGAAAGTCCATCATCATGAAATGCGCTGACTTTGTAGGCACACTGTTTCTTGCGCGCGATGTAGCCCATTCGACGCACCTGAACACGCGCAGCTTTGCCAAGCACTCTGCTTTGAACACTTTCTATGATGAAGTGATTGACTTGGCTGACAAATTTGCTGAGGCTTACCAAGGCAAATATGGCCTAATCGGCCCTATTTCGCTTATGTCAGCTAAGAAGACAAACAATATTGTTGCGTTTCTTGAAGGTCAGGTAGACGAACTGATGGAAATGCGGTATAAAGTCGTTGATAAAGATTGCACCCCTTTGCAAAACATTATCGACGAGATTTTTGGGTTGTATTATTCAACCTTGTACAAATTGAAATTTTTGGCTTAGGATAATACATATGGCTGCTACTTTTGTATCTTTGAGTGCTACCGCACAAGTCAAGGTTGGTCTTGGTAAACTGAAGGGTATTTTTGTATCTTCAGGTACCGTTCCAACTGTCGCTGTTTACGACAGCGCAACGGCGTCTACCGCCGATCCAATTATCTTAAACACTTTTACGTCAGCTACCCCCGGTAACTATGTGTTCACCGGCGACGATGGCGGCGTAGGTTTTAGCAAGGGTTTGTATGTCGTTCTTGGCGGCACAACACCCAAGGCAAGCATTTTTTACGAGTAAACCTTACTCAGAAAACCGTACTGATGCGGCACATCAGGAACTCCATAGGAGTTAAACATGGACGAAACAGTCCCCAACGTAGCGGATGCCTCCGCGCCAGAACTCGAAGCCACGGCAGCAATCGAGCCTGTAGAAAACACGACGCCGGAAACGCCTGCTGAACAGGAAGCAAATAAGTCCTTCACACAAGAAGAACTTGACGCAATTGTTGGCAAGCGCCTCGCAAGAGAACAGCGCAAATGGGAGCGCGAACAGGCTCAAAGAGCAGAGGAAGTCCAAGCCCGCCAGCAAGCAGGCTATGATATTACCCCTGATCAATTTGAGACATATGAAGATTACGCAGAGGTTTTGGCCGAACGTAAAGCTGAAGAATTGCTGGCACGGCGAGATACTGCCCGTCAGCAAGCTGAAATGCAGGATGCCTACCATGATCTAGAAGAGGCAGCGCGGGACAGGTATGATGACTTTGAACAAGTCGCATACAATCCCAACCTTCCTATTACGGATTTCATGGCGCAAAGCATCCAAGCGTCAGACGCAGGCCCAGACGTTCTATATTATCTCGGCTCTAATCCGAAAGAAGCTGATCGTATTGCCCGTCTAGCGCCAATTTTGCAGGCAAAAGAAATTGGAAAACTTGAGGCTTCATTGTCCTCAAATCCGCCGGTTAAAAGAACTTCAAACGCCCCGGCTCCGATTGCGCCTGTCACAGCACGTTCTACTGGGTCAAACCAGTTTGACACAACTGATCCTCGTTCGACTAAGTCAATGACTACGTCGGAATGGATCGAAGCAGAACGTATGCGGCAGATCAAGAAGTACGAGGCACAACGCAACAGATAATTTGGGATTATTACCATGTCTAACTCGATTTTAACAATTGATATGATCACGCGGAAGGCTCTAGAAATTCTAGAGAATAACCTCGTGCTTACTCGTAACGTAAACCGCCAGTACGACGATAGCTTTGCTGTCGAAGGTGCTAAAATTGGCTCAACCCTGCGTATCCGTCTTCCAGACCGTGCGCTTGTAACTGACGGCGCAGCCCTTCAGGTACAGGATGACAACGAGCAGTTCACAACTCTTGCTGTTTCCACCCAGAAGCACATCGGCGTCAACTTCACGACTGCTGAATTGACGATGCAGCTTGACGATTTCGCAGACCGCGTTCTCAAGCCACGTATCTCGCAGCTTGCTGCCAGCATCGACGCTGACGTTGCTAACTCGTTCTTGACCATTGGTAACACTGTTGGCACGCCCGGCACTACGCCAGCTACTTCGGCTGTTCTTCTTGCTGCACAGCAGAAGCTCAACGAAAATGCTGCTGTAATGTCGCCACGCTATGCAACTGTTAACCCAGCCGCTAACGCTGGTTTGGTTGAAGGTCTGAAGGGTCTATTCAACCCAACCGACACGATCAGCAAGCAGTTCAAGAACGGCATGATGGGTACAGGCGTACTTGGCTACGACGAAATCAATATGTCGCAGTCAATCAAGCAGTTTACCGTTGGTTCGCGTACTGCAACCGGCGGCACGACTTCGTCGGCTGTTACTACTGAAGGTGCAACCACCATCGCCATCACTGGCGCTGGCGCATCGACAACCGTTAAGGCTGGCGACGTGTTTACTGTAAACGCTTGCTTCTCTGTTAACCCACAGACGCGTGAAAGCACTGGTTCGTTGTTCCAGTTCGTTGTTTTGGCTGATGTCACGCTCAACGCTTCTGGCGCAGGCAACCTCACTGTTGCACCGATCTACTCGGCTACGCAGGCACTTGCTACTGTCAACTCACTGCCGGCTACCAGCCAAGCAGTCATCTTTGTTGGTACGGCTTCAACGGCATATCCGCAGAACCTTGTATACCACAAGGACGCTATCACCTTCGCAACCGCCGATCTTCTGCTCCCACAGGGTGTAGATATGGCTTCGCGTCAGGTGCATAACGGCATCAGCTTGCGCGTTGTTCGTCAGTACGACATCAACAACGACCGTATGCCTTGCCGTATTGACGTTCTGTACGGTTACAGCACAATCCGTCCACAGATGGCTGTTCGGATGTGGGGTTAATTTAATACCGGCCCTCGGTTCGCCGGGGGCCAACTATCTTAAAGGATTTTTAATATGCCTACTTTACCTAATGGCGCTGGCGGCTATCAACTCGGTGACGGCAACCTCACCGAAGTTAACCTGACCACGTCCCCTGTTGCTACTGCATACACCGTAGCAGCTACCCTAACTGCTGCCGATTTGGGCGGTGGTCTGGTTGTCTACACTTCTGCAAGTGCAGCCGACCTTACACTCCCTACGGTTGCTATTGTTAATGCAACCATCAGCAGCGCAAAGACAAACTCAGCATTTGATATTGCTTTGGTTGCTACCAGCACTGGCGTTCCTACTATCGTAGTAGGCACCGGCTGGACCTTGGTTGGTTCAGGCGCAGGCGTTGCTTCTAAGAGCGTACTGTTCCGCGCTGTCAAGACAAGCGACACTACGTACAATCTGTACCGCATCGCTGGCTAATAAGTTTGCCCCGGCTTTATGCCGGGGCATCCTTTTCAGGAGAAAACTAATGGCTAACAACAAATCTATTGGTGTTGCTTTCCTCGACCAAGATATTATTGGCGCACAATTTATCTTGGCTGATGAGCAAATCGGTTACACCGCCGCTGGTCAAGGCACCGTTACGCAGGCTACCAGCAAGTCTACTGGCGTTACACTGAACAAGCCAGCAGGCGTTATTACGATGAACAACGCGTCTTTGGCTACTGCCACTAACGCTACGTTCACGCTGACTAACAGCTTCATTTCTGCAAATGACACTGTTATTCTGACTATCGCTGGTGGTCAAGCAACCGCTGGATCGTACAACGTGTTTGCTAACTCGCTGGCTGCTGGCTCTGTCAGCATCAGCCTACGCAACATTTCTGGCGGTTCGCTATCAGAAGCAGTAGTGATTAACTTTGCTATCATTCACTGTTCGTAAATAATTTGGACGGCTTTCGGGCCGTCCATTTTTAAAAATTTTATGGGGATTTTGGCATGGCTACGGCTGGTGAAACAATCAACGGTTCGCTTAGACTTCTAGGTGTTCTGGCAGAAGGCGAAACTCCATCGGCTGAAACGTCGCAGGACGCACTGCGCGCCATGAACCAGATGATTGATAGCTGGAACACTGAGCGCCTCGCTGTCTTCTCGACACAAGACCAAGTCTTCACATGGCCTTCTGGCGTACTTAGCCGCACGCTTGGGCCAACCGGCGACTTTGTTGGCAACCGTCCTATCTTGCTGGATGACGCTACATATTTCAAAGACCCTAGCAGTGGCGTTAGCTACGGCATTAAAATGATTAACCAGCAGCAGTATGATGGCATCGCGGTCAAGACCGTGTCCTCTACGTTCCCGCAAGTTATCTTTACCAACATGACGTATCCTGACATTGAAATGTTTATCTACCCGCGCCCCACGCGCGACTTAGAATGGCATTTCATTTCGGTTGAAGAACTGACACAGCCAGCAACGCTTGACACAGTCCTTTCGTTCCCGCCCGGTTATCTGCGTGCGTTCCGCTATAACCTAGCGTGCGAACTAGCACCTGAGTTTGGCGAAGAACCGTCGCCACAAGTTCAGCGCATAGCTATGTATTCCAAGCGCAACCTGAAGCGCATCAACAATCCTGATGACATCATGTCGATGCCATACAGCCTTATTGCATCGCGCCAGCGGTATAACATTTTTGCAGGAAACTACTAATGAAGACGCCCATACTGGGCAGCGCGTATGTGGCCCGTTCAATAAACGCTGCCAACGCGCGCATGATAAACTTGTTCCCAGAAGTGGTGCCAGAAGGCGGCATAGAGCCTGCGTTTATCCAGCGTTGCCCCGGCTTGCAGTTTCAGCAAACTATTGGCGATGGCCCGATCCGCGGGCTGTGGGCGCACCAAACGCAAGGCACTGATTTCTACGTTGTATCAGGGTTTGAAGTCTACAAACTGTCCAGCCTGACCGGAACACCTGTTAAACTGGGCGACGTAACTGGCACCGGCCCTGTATCTATTGCTGACAACGGTTTGCAGATTTTCTTTGCCTGCAATCCTGACGCATACATTTACACTGAGTCAACCAACACGTTTACGCAAATCACCGACCCTGACTTTCCGGGCGCGGCTACTGTTGCGTACTTAGATGGCTATTTTGTGTTTAACGAACCAGATAGTCAGCGAATTTGGGTAACGCAAATTTACGACGGTTTTGAAGTTGACCCGTTGGAGTTTGCCAGCGCCGAAGGTAGCCCTGACGGCGTTGTGGGCCTGTTGGTAGATCACCGCGAATGTTGGGTGTTTGGCACCGACTCGACAGAAGTGTGGTACAACTCTGGTGGTATAGATTTCCCGCTGTCACCAATCCAAGGTGCGTTCAACGAAATCGGTTGCGCGGCACCAGCGTCTATCGCTAAAATGGACAACACTGTGTTCTGGTTGGGCGCTGACGCGCGCGGCCAAGGCATCATTTATCGTGCGTCTGGCTATAGCGCGCAGCGCATATCAACGCACGCAATTGAATGGCAAATCCAAAACTACCTAACCATGAGCGACGCTATAGGCTACACCTACCAGCAGGACGGCCATGCGTTCTACGTCCTGTCGTTTCCTTCCGCAGATGAAACGTGGGTGTATGACGCCGCCACTGGCGCATGGCACCAGCGGTCGTCTTACTCTGCCATTGCGCCGGGTGAAGGTGCGTTTTACGGCGAAGCGTTTTATGACGGCGCATTCTACATAGCGTTGCCGCTTACACCTTCTGGCGTTAGCGGTGCATTCTCACGCCATCGCAGCAACTGCCAGTGTAACTTTCAAGGCAATATCATCGTAGGTGACTACGCTAACGGCAACATCTACACGTTTGAACTAAATGTTTTTGAAGACAACAATATAGCGCAGCGTTGGTTGCGGTCGTGGCGCGCGCTGCCGACAGGCCAAAACAATCTCACACGTACAGCAAACCATAGCTTGCAGCTTGAGTGCGAGACAGGCGTTGGCTTGAACGACGGCCAAGGCGACGATCCGCAGGCCATGCTCCGCTGGTCCGACGATGGCGGCCATACATGGTCCAACGAACATTGGGCGTCTATGGGTCCAATCGGCGCAACAGGCACCCGCGTCATATGGCGCCGGCTTGGCATGACGCTAAAGCTGCGCGACCGCGTCTACGAAGTGTCTGGCAGTGATCCTGTCCGTATTTACTTGACCGGCGCTGAATTGCAACTGAGCGGCACAAATGCCTAACACTCAACTCACCCGTATTCCCGCGTCGCGTGTGCCGGTTATTAATGTATCAAGCGGCATAATGACGCGCGAGTGGTATAGGTATCTGTTTAACCTTTTTACTATAACTGGCGGTGGTCAAGCTAACTCGGCAGCAAGTTCGTCTATGGGGCAAGACTTGGCCCCGCTGTACACGCCGCAGCTTGAAGATAAACGCCACGGCGTGTTCTTTGACACGACCACGCAAACCGCCGCAGTTGTCAATACAGCATATCCAATTACGTTTAACACCACAGACATAACTGATGGCGTTTACATTGGCACACCTACATCGCGCATTTATGTAGACCGCATAGGCACTTACAACTTTCAGTTTTCCGCGCAGCTTAACAAATCATCTGCCAGCGCCGATCACGTTTACATATGGTATAGTGTCAATGGTGTTAATGCGGCAAACTCTGCTGGAAAAGTAACTTTAGCCGGAAGCGACGCAGCAGTTGTCGCCGCATGGAATTATGTGGTAGATTTAAACGCAGGCGATTATTTTGAACTGGTTTTTTCTACTGATGATACAGCTTGTCAAATTATTGCAGTGGGCGCTGCTGCCCCTGTCCCCGCAATTCCGTCCATTATCCTGACGGTTACTGATAACTTTAATTGAGGCTTAGCTATGACTGTTCTTGCTCAACAACCTAAAGCACAATTCTTCGATGCTAACGGTACTCCGTTGGTCGGCGGCAAGGTCTATACCTATGCAGCCGGTACATCAACGCCGTTGCAGACATACACTGATGCGTCGGGGGCTACACCCAACACCAATCCAGTTATTCTGGACTCCCGCGGCGAATGTAACCTGTGGTTCTCTACTGCGTCCAGCTACAAAGTAGTCTTGGAAACTTCTACCAACGTGTTGCAATGGACCGTTGACAACATTGCGACCTACGGCACCGTTGCCAGCCAGAACTCCAACAACGTGGCTATCACCGGCGGTACGATCAGCGGCGTTACAATTACAACATCCACCATCACTGGCGACATATCGGGTAACGCTGGCACTGTGACAAACGGCGTCTATCTGACAGCCACCCAAACGTTGACAAACAAGACCATCACAGGTTTGGCTTCGGCGTCAACCGTCAATGACAGCCTCGGTACAGGGTTTACTATTGGCTACCGCAGCATCCCGCAAAGCCTCAACACTACTGCTGCCGCTTCCGACATCGGAAAGCATCTGTTTGTTTCCGCTACCACCACAGTCCCGTCGGGCGTGTTTGTGGCCGGTAACGAGTTTCTTGTTGTCAACAGCAGCGCCAGCACCGTGACGCTCTCACAGGGCGCTGGAACGACGCTACGGCTTGGCGGCACTGCAACCACAGGCAGCCGCACCATTGCTGCCTACGGCGTCGCTAACGTGCTGTGCGTCGGCACTGAAACTTTCTACGTCACCGGCAACGTAACCTGATAGGATAGGCTCATGCCAATTATTGCAGCAAACATCATTCCCGCTAAGAATATGGAAAACGCCCAGACCACGCAGTATGTGGCGGCTGGCGTCACGACTATCATTGACAAGTTCACAGCTACCAACTTCAGCAGCGGCATGGTCGATGTAAGCGTCAACTTGGCAGCGGTTAGCGAAGCCACGGGTAACAGCAACCTGATCGTCAAGACGCGGACGCTGCAACCCGGCGAGACTTACACCTTTCCAGAAATCGTAGGTCACATCCTGCCATCCGACGGGTTTGTCTCTACGCTTGCGTCCGCGGCAGCGGCAGTCAACTTGCGGGCGTCTGGGCGCGAGATTAGCTAATGCAGAATTTCCTACGCATTGCTGAAGGGCTAAATACATCTTCTGTCTTACGGGAGTTAGTCACGCAGCCAGAGTTGTGGGACCAGAATACACTTCGCACCAGCCATCCTGATACCGCCCATGCAGACGTCAGCGACATTTGGCTGTGGTTTAACGCAATCCCTGACACGCCTGATGCGGTTGTTAATGACATCCAGACGGTTGAGTATCCTGCGTGGATGCGGCTACCGTCGCTGCGCCGCATGGTGCTAGACCTGATCCACCGCGTCAACGGCGTTCAGCTTGGCCGCTGCATCATTACCAAGCTGCCGCCGGGCGGTGAGATTACACCCCACGTTGACGGCGGCGCTCCAGCAGAGTTTTACATCCGCTACCAGATTGCACTTCAGTCTTTGCCCGGCGCGCTGTTTCACAGCGGCGACGAAACAGTTAACTTTCGCGGCGGCGAAATATGGTGGATCAATAATCGTGTAACACATTCTGTTGTAAATAACAGCGCAGATGATAGGATAGTCTGCATTGTAGACATCAGGAGCGCATAATGATAACAGCACAAGTCGAAGATTGGGGTCCGTTTATCCAAGAAGCGCAACCGTTGTTGCCTCTGCATTGGGAAGAATTGGCCCTCAACAAAGATAAAGTTCCGCTTGATCCGCAGTACGACATCTACAACGCCCGCGATGACGCAGGCCAAGTGATAGTGGTGACGCTGCGCGAAACTGGCCGTTTAGTGGGATATTTTATAGGTTTTATTGCGCCGGGGCTACACTACCAAACGTGCCTGACGCTGACAATGGACATCTTTTGGACGCATCCGGATGTGCGTGGTGGATTTAGTGGTGTAAAACTCTTTCGTTTAGTTGAAAAAGAGGCTAAAAGGAGAGGCGTGCATCGTATGTTTTATGGTTCTAAATTTCACAAGGACGCTTCACGTCTATTTGAGTTTTTAAAAATGGAACCTGTAGAGACATATTACAGCAAATGGATCGGGGAATAACATGGTTGTAGCAGCAATAGTCGGGACGGCAGTTGTCGGCGGCGCAGTATCTGCTAATGCGTCTAGCAAAGCTGCCAAAGCGCAAGTAAAAGCAGCTAACACTGCGGCAGCATCGCAGGAGCGCGCAGCGGCGCTGGCGCTAGAAGCGCAGCGTACTGGCACGGCTGAAGCCGTTGCAGCGGCAAAGGAAGCGGCAGCCATAGCACAGCAGGCGCAGAGTGAAGCAAATTTTCAGGCGCAAAATTTAGAGCGCCTGCGCTACACCGAAACGCGCGGCGCAGACGAACGGGCGTTCACTGGCGCGCAAGCAGCCGCGGATAGAGGCTTCACCGACGCTCAAGGCGCATACAATACTTCGTTTGCCAACGCGCAGGCGGCTAGTGATTTGGGTTACAGCACCGCACTAGCCGACGCCAATAGAGGTTTCGACACCGCACGAGGCGATGTTAGTGCGGGCTACGGCGCCGCCATGTCCGGTCTTAATAGGGGGTATGACACCGCCCTAATTGATGCCAACAGAGGCTTTGACGAGGCTCAAGCCGCCGCAGAATTGGGGTATACCACTGCTCAAGGTGATTACGAAAAAGCATACCAGCGGCAGGGCGAATTTCAGCAACCATTTATTGATGACGGGGGGCTTGCTCGTGATCAAATTATGCAGCTTATGGGGCTGCGCGGCGATACAAACGCGGCTAATTACGGCCAGTACGCTAAGGCTTTTGGTACAGACCAGTTTGAGCAAGACCCCGGATATGCTTTCCGCCAATCAGAAGGATTAAAGGGGCTAGAGCGTTCAGCATCTGCGCGCGGCGGCGCATTGTCTGGCGGCGCACTAAAAAATATTCAGCGGTTCGGTCAAGACTTAGCCAGCCAAGAATTTAACAACGCGTTTAACCGCTATCAGGTTGAACGCGGCGCGCGCCTTGATACGCTTGGCGGGTTGTCATCTATGGGCCAAGCAGCGTCAAACAACATGAGCGGCTTTGCAGGCCAGCTTGGCTCAAACAGCGCGGCAAACGCTTTGGCGCGGGCGCAGGCGACATCCGCAAACTCTATAGGGCGTGGGACCACAACGGGCAATCTTGCTATCAATCGCGGGATTGGAATCGGCAATCTTGCTGTCAATCGTGGGTCCGCACTTGGCAGTCTTGCCGTCAATCGCGGCGCGACAACTGGCGGTATTGCTATGAATCGCGGCGCGACAACATCGGCAAACGCTTTGGGCCTTGGCCAAGCAACAGCCGGAACTGCTTTGGGTCGCGCTGATGCAACAACTCAAAATCTTATGAACCAGAACGCAGCAACTAGAGCAAACGATGCGGCGTATTACGGCAACGTAGCTGGTCTTACGCTGGACCGAGGCCAGAACACTGCACAAAATGCGTACAACGTAGCAAATGCCGTTTCAGGCGGTGCTATGAACTTGGCAAACGCTGGTTCGCAAAGCGCGTACAATATCGGCAACGCTCAAGCGACAGGCGCGATGAACGCTGGGGCAGCCCGTGCGTCTGGTTACGTTGGGCAGGCTAACGCGATTAACAGCGCGCTAGGCCAGATAGGCGGCTATTTCGCTAACGCGCCTATGAACAACGCCATGATGAATTACTATAACAACAACAGCCCTAATACCACGCGCACCTCCACGGCGGCGGCACCTACAATGGTTATGCAGGGATATAATCCTTTTGCGTATAACCCCTACGCAACAATTTGACACGTAAAGGTGTAACCACATGGCAAACCAAATGATAGCCCTTCAGACGCGCAATCCGCAGCTTCCTGATCCGTCAAAGATGACATCGCAGTACGCGACTATGATGAATTTGGCGCAGCAGAACGAAACATCTAGGCGTCAAGCAGCGCAGGCGCAGCAGAAGATGGACTTTGACGCAGCCGAGGAAGCGCGCGCAGTAGATTTGCAAGGCCCAGCGTTATCCGAAGCAGGGTCTAAAGCTACATCCGCTATGCTTAAGACGGCTATGGAATTTAATAACTTTGTTCGTACTGCGCTGTCTGTTGCCGACGGGCCTGATCAAGTAGTGGAATTGGCAGGGCGCATTGCCCGCCAGCCTCAGTTTCAAGATGAAATGTTTCAAGGCTCACTACAAGAAGCCGTAGCGTCCATGCCGCGCGACCCTGCGATGTTTGAAGCATGGAAGAAAAAGACTGGCATTAGCACGCTTGAGGCTGACAAACGCTATAAGGTACAGCTTAAGACGCAAAACACTGGCACTGAAGAACGCATACTTGCTATATCAGATTTTGGCGGCGATGCAGTTGAAGTCCCCGGCTCACGTTTTCAAGTTGCTGACGGTATGCAAATTATCAAAGGCGCTGACGGCGCCACTTATACCGTGCCTAAACAAACTGGCGGTAGCTTTGGCACGCCAGCGCCCGCCGTTGGAACGCCGCCGCCTGCCGGCTCGCCCGGTACGGGCAAAGAAACATTTAAAATAATGATAGGTATGGAATCGCGCGGTAAGCAATTTGATAAGTTTGGCGCACCGCTTACTTCGCCAAAGGGTGCCATTGGTATTGCTCAAATTATGCCTGCTACAGCGCCTGAAGCGGCTAAGTTGGCTGGTCTTCCGTATGACCCAGCCCGCCTTAAAAATGATGAAGCGTACAATCTTGCGCTTGGCGAAGCCTATTTTAATAAGCAGTTGCGCGACTTCGGCGGCGACGAGCGTAAGGCTGCTGCTGCGTACAATGCAGGCCCCGGCGCAGTGCGCCGTGCAATAGCTAAAGGCGGCCCTAACGGATGGATCAACCATGTCCCCCGCGAAACACAAAACTACGTCGCGCAGATACCCGGCGGCGGTGGTGCTGCTCCGGCCAGCGGCGGATCAAACGCAGCGCCCGGCGGGCTTACAAAGATACTCCCCGGCAAGCCTGCAAAGGGTGATATTTCACCAGAGAAAATAAAAGCGCGCGATCTTGCGGTCCAAGATTTGTACGACGCAGTCGTAGAAGCAGAAAGAAAAGGCCATCTTGTTTCAGAAAAGCAAAGCTACATTGCAAATCGGGCGACAGAACTTCGGCGTGACCGCACGTATGTGCCGGGCGGTACAGCCCAAAAAACAAGCGTAGATAATATTGAAGCAAACGCGGCTCAACTTTTGCGCCAGATTATTCAAGAAGGTACCTCTGGTACGCTGAACGCAGTAGCAGAACAAAAGCTGTTTTTACGCGGTGTAGGCGGCGCTGACTCCACTTACGAAACCCGGCTAAGAACTATCCGCAATTTCGCTAAACAGAACGGCATCAAGCTAAACGAAGGCGGCGCTGCCAAGACAAAAGCGCAGCCGCCTAAGCGCGCGACGCCGACAAAGAGTAGTATACCTGCCGACATCGCTAAAATGTATGGATTGTAAGCATGACTCGTACACAGCAGTTAGAAGCCGCTCTCGTTAAGGCACACCGCGCGGGCGACACAAGAGGCGCAAAAGCAATTGCCGGCGAGATCAAGCGTCTGCGCGCAGCGCCGCCGGCTGCGCCTAAAGCGCCTACAAAAGCGCAGCAAGCGTTAGCTACAGCTAAGAAAGACGCAGCGGGTCGCCTTGCGGATGCAAAGCGCACCAATAACAAGTCGGCTGTGCAAACGTACCAGCGCGAAGTAACGCGGTTGAACAAGCTAACGCCAGATCAATTTTATAAAGCCCCCGGCCAAGTCGAAAGCTTTTTTGGTGGATTAGTTGAAGGCGTCACGACACCCATTAGGTTAGGGCTAGACCTTATCGGCGCAGGCGGTGACAAAGGTCAGCGCGAACGCGGGACGTTCCGTTTACGCGAGTCGCAGCAACGCTTCCCCATGACAACTACTGCGGGTAAAATTACAGGTGATGTTCTTGGAACCGCACTGCTCCCCGGAGCGGCGGCAAAACTTATCCCTCAAGGTACAAAGGCCGGCGCGGCCATAGCAACCGCGCTGGGGTCTAGCGGATTTAAGACAGGTCTGTTGCCAACGCGGGCAGCCGTCAAAGAAGGTCTGGCTAACGCACCAAAACTTATTGATCGTGTAGTGGATATAGCCCTCCGCGGTACAGCGGGCGCTGCGACCGGCGCTGGCATGGCTGTTGCATCTGGACAAACAGATCAAGACATAGGTATAAGCAGCGTCATAGGCGCGCTTATGCCAACGGTAGGCTCGGCAACTTTCCGTACTACAATGGATAAAGTAGTGCTGCCTGCGTGGGAGCGTCTGTCTAATCAGCTTGGCGTTCAACAAGCCGCCGCGGTGTTCCGCAGCGCCTTTAACATGGATATACAAGACGCGCTGGCCCTAGCCCGCAGCGCCGACGGCAATGTGCCGTTTGCCAAAGTCGTGGCGCAAACAAAACCTGATGAACCAACTGTTCAAGCGTTGTTCAAGACTGTTTCAGAAGGTGCAGGTAAGAATATCTATGCCCCGCTTGCGCGGGCTGAGACAAAAGCCCAGCAAGACATACTTAACAGCATGGCGGGCGGCACATCGGAACGTGAAGCACGCAATGCTATGCTGCAAAGCAGAGGTGAACTTGGACAGCAGTACGCCGCTGACGAAGCCGCTGCGTTTCAGCGTGCTAACCTTGGCGGTCAAGTCATTCCTAAGCTGCAAACGCAAACCGTACAAGCAACACAACAGGCTGCCGAACAATCCGAACTGGCCCGCCGTATGGCTTTTGGTGCTGACCGCGCTGAAACACGACTTGGTCAAGGTGACGATTTGGGCGACGCATTTAACCCCGCCGCAATCAACGCAGAACGCGGCGTTGCAGGCGAGATGACGGCGCGTGCCGAAACAGCCGCGCAACAAGCCATTCGTTTGCGTGGCGAAGCTGCCGCAGCGCAACAGCAGATTGCGAGTTTGGAGGCGCAGGGTATTCGCGCTCTTGAGACACGGCCACTTGTAGACCAAATCCGTACAATGGCAGCCGCCGAAGGCGGCGGCGAAGTCCAGCGTAAAGCATTGCTTGATGTAGCTAGACAGATTGAAAGCCAAGGCCCGATCATTCGGGCCGGCGATCTAGATGCTATCCGTCGCGGCGTCGATGTGACTATTGGGCAACTGTATAAAGGGTTGGATGTGGGCAGCGTGAAAAAAGCTGCCGCTGGCGTTGTAAGCCAAATTAAACCGCTTATTGATACTTCCATTGAAACCGCTGGCGGCAAAGGATACGCGGCGGCTAAGACCGCTTTTGCGACCGGCGCCAGCGATATAGAACGTCGACAATTTGCCGACCAACTTGCGGGTATGTTTGAGGGCGGCCCCGCAGGCCAAGCAAAGTTTGCGGCTACGGTCGGCGGTCAACGCGGCACTACGGGTACGGTTGAAGCGGCGTTCCCACGCGCCGGCAATAGAAATTTTGACATCCAAGAAATGATGGGTGTGCCGGGCGGCGCTCAAGGCCCGTCGCGTATGCCGGCACTGCAAAAGATTGCTGGCGAAGTCGAATTTAATCAGAATATGATCGACCAAGCAGACCTAGGTGCGGACCGCGCTAAAACTCTGCTCAAGACGCCGCCACAAGAAAAAGATATTTTTCACCGTTATTCGCCGGTCGGGGCACTAACTACCGCTGGGCGGGCGTCATTAACATTTGCCAAAATTCTGTCGGACACAGGGTTATCTACAAAAGTTCAGCAGACACTGGCAGAAGGTTTCCGTAACGGTGAAGCTGCCGAAAAGCTGCTGCTGACTATCCCTGCCGCTGACCGCGCACAAGTAGCCCGCCGCATGATGGACAACGGTCTTCTTAGCGCAAAGGCAATGGCAGGCATATCAACGTTCAACGCGATGAATACGCCGCCAGATAAAGTTTTGGTTGGCGTTGAACAGTTCGATAACAACCAAAATAGAACCCGCAATTTTAATTCCATGAGGCGCTAACAATGGCTACTATCGACGAGACACAAGCGCAGCTTAACACGCACGAACAGGTCTGCGCGTTCCGTTACGAAAGTATCTGCGCCCGGATGAAGCGTCTGGAAAGCGTCGGTATTGGTGCTTGCGGAACCATCATTGTGCTGCTGGTTGGCATACTAGTAAGCCTGTTACAAAAAGGTGCTGTATGACTATAGTCTTAGGCCAGCGCAGTTTGTCACGGCTTGAAGGTGTGCATCCTGATCTGGTGCGTGTGGTCAAGAAGGCGGCTGCACTGTCAGACCTTGACTTTACAGTATTAGAAGGCATACGCAGCGTCGAGCGGCAGAAGCAACTAGTCAGCCAAGGCGCATCGAAGACTATGAACTCACGTCACATCACCGGACACGCTGTCGATCTGGCGCCTATGATTGCCGGCGAAGTACGTTGGGATTGGCCGCTGTACCACAAGCTAGCTAAAGTAGTTAAGGCCGCTGCGGCGGATGAGAAAGTCCCGCTCCAATGGGGCGGCGATTGGCGCGCGTTCAAGGATGGCCCACACTGGGAACTGCCTTGGAAGTTTTACCCGAAAGGAAAATGACATGAAAATCGTATCTTGGTTAGTAAACCGTTTGAAAGAGCCTAGCACCTATGCAGGCTTCGCTGGTATTGCTTTGGCGTTCGGCCTGTCCGACGCAGAGTGGACCACAGTATCTACGGCAGTTGCCGGTCTGGCTGGCGTAGTTGCCATGTTCCTGTCTGAAGCACCCGCCGAATAATGAAGTTCCTGATGACCCTGCTGGGTGTTCTGAACAAAGTGTTGGGACTTTGGAATGAACATCGTTGGAAGCGGCAGGGGCGTCAGGAAACCATTAAGGAAATGAACGATGCCATCAATGAGCAGATTGAACTTGGCGCGGCTGCTGTCAGCATCCCTGATCTTGAGCGCGACGAACGGTTGCGCGACCGTTTCGACCGTTCCCGTAAATAGTTATTGTGCTATCGCGAAACCCATTAGTTACGATGTAACAAAAGATACATCAGAAACTGTCAGTGAAATTGAGGCGCATAACAGCGCCTTTATTTGTATCTGTGAGGCTGATTGCCCGAAAGGCAAATAGATGCCAGCAATTACATACATAGACGCAAACCTGTACAACTATTGTACACCAAGACAGCGTGAGGTGCTTGAGGCTATTGAATTACATGGCGGCGCTAGGGCTGCATCAATTGCATTAGGTATCAACCAAGGCGCAGCAAGCGATGCCTACATTGCGGTCAAGAAGAAGGCAGCGTTGCGAGGCTATGCTCCTGAGAACGATTTCACCCGACCAGTGCCGCAGGGCTATGTCAGCAAGGGCGTGTCAACCTACTACAACTCCGAAGGCAAGCCGTCAGGCCAGTGGGTCAAGGCGTCGCTAACGCATGAGGCGCTCATAGAAGCCATGCGTGAGACAGTCGCTGGCTTCAAGGACCAGATACAGCCGGCGGACATTGTCGTTGCGCCAGCGCAGTCCGAAGAGCAGCTATGCAACCTGTACACCTTTACGGACTACCACCTAGGTATGCTGGCGTGGCACCGCGAAGGCGGGGCGGATTGGTCTGTGTCCATCGCAGAGAAAACTATTCTTGCGGCGCTGGTACAGATGATAAATCAAAGCCCGTTAGCGCATACGGCAATTGTCAACATCCAAGGTGACTTCATGCACACCGACGGCAAGACACCCGTAACACCGACAGGTAAACACGTCCTAGATGCGGACAGCCGCTTCCCTAAGATACGCCGCGCAGCCATACGGATCATCCGCTCTCTGGTCGCGCTGTCATTGCAGCGCCATCAGGAAGTGTATCTGATTATAGCCGAAGGCAATCACGACGTAGAAAGCAGCGGCTGGTTAGCTGATCTGTTCGCGGTGCATTACGAAGAAGACGCGCGCGTCACTGTCAACGACAGCGTGCTGCCGTTCTACGTATTCGAGTGGGGCAACACTATGATAGGTGTGCATCACGGCCACAAGGTCAAGAACGAATCACTGCCGCTGCTGTTCGCCGCGCAGTTCCCGCAGCAGTGGGGCAGGACTACCCGCCGTGAAATACACTGCGGCCACCGTCATCACCGCGACGAGAAAGAATATAACGGCGTCACTGTGGTGCAGCATCCGACGCTGGCTGCGCGGGATGCCTACGCTGCACGCGGCGGGTGGATTGCAGACCGGGCCGCATGGGCCATTACGTACCATAAAGAGTACGGCGCTGTGGGCCGCGTCATGGTCACAACTGAAATGCTAGGTGCGCCTAGCCATCAGGCGACCGATTAGTAT